CATAGGCTTACGGTTCTGCGTTTCTAGCGCTCGGTTCAATTGAGAAAGGGCGAGGATGGGAATCTCAAGCTCAAGACTCATTTGCTTAAGGGTACGGCTGAGATAACTCACCTCCTGCACGCGGGAGTCATAACCTGGAGCGGAGAGGAGCTGAAGGTAGTCAATGACTGCGAGACCGATTTCACCCTTTGCCCGCTCTTGGAGGAGAAAGGCACGGAAGGAGTCAAGGGTAGACTCCGCATCATCCTTGAAGGTAATCGGCCATTGCTTCATGCGGTTCTTTGCATCCTCAAGCTTACCTCGATGAGTGGGGAGAAGGTCCCCCTTTTGGCGCGGGCGAGAAACCCCGCTTTCGCGGGAGAGCAATCGCCCCGCACATTCGCTGGCACTCATTTCGAGGGAGGCGTAGGCTACGCGGTAACCACGGCGGGCGATTTCATGGGAGAAATGTATCGCCAGGGCAGATTTCCCCACTCCGGGTCTAGCGGCTAAGATGTAAAGCTTACCAGGTTGGAATCCTCCGCTTAGAGCGTAATCCACTTTCGGAAAGGATGTGCTTATGGCGGGGGAGTCACCCGCATCTATGGCAAGGAACTCGGAATATGCCTCATTCGCGGCCTGCCCAATCTTCACCTGACCGCTTCCCTTCGTCAACGCCTTTGCCACCTTGGTGTTAAAGGTGGAAGCGATTTCCTCCGCCGTCTTCCCTTGGTTTAGTAAATCAAGGCTATGATGGATAGCGGTTTCTGCGGTCCTGCGGTTGCGGGTGTTCTCCACCTGCTCAATGTAGCGGTCCACCCGCCCACCGCCATGAAGGTCAGTAAGCTCCATCGCTTCCATGCGAAAGTCAGGCAACTCAATCGCCACATCCACCTCATTGAGATGTTCAGAGGAGGAAGCGATGAGGGAGAATATCTGCTGATAAGCAGGGTTGGTGAAGTCTTCAGCGGTGAGGCGTTCGACGGCGATGGCCGAAGATCGGCCTGTATCGTCCGCGAGGCAGGCGGCTAAGACTGCTTGCTCAGAAACGAGGTAATCCATCAGAGAACTATTTCCTTGGGTTGTTTCTGCTTTTTGGGTAATCGCTCTTTTATCCAACCGCGACAAGCGTTACGGAAGGTAGCGTTCCAATCCGCCTGGGTATGTCCCTTCCCCTTCGCCCAATTGATGAAATAGCTAAGAGCTAAATCGTAATCGAGATCTTCGCTTTCAGCGATGCTACGAGGAGGGGAAAAGTCTTCGGGTATACGAGTGCCTTTTTTCTTCTTAGGAGATTGTGATACTTTGCCACGATTAGTGGAAACTGCGCTATATATATTAGAATTACATTCCGGAGGAATGACGCGCACGCGCGAGGGATGCCACAGATACTCCACCAGGAGTGGAGTTATAGTGGAAACGGGGGTTGCACCAAAAGTTTCACAATACTCCTTCAATGCATCACTTATCCATTTGGGAAACTTGAGCCTTACCTCCACCTTTTCGTGGGTATTTTCGCTCATACTGCACCCCCTAATATAGCGGTGAATATAGATAGCAAAAACCATATGAAAGTTATGCTTGCGGCAAAAAACAACAATGCAAAAAGGATGTATTCTATGGCACTTCTCATTGCTTTTCCTCCCATGACTTTTCATTTAAGAGAGCCACCAAATCACTTAAGCGACAGGTGAACATACTCTCAGAATGGTTCTTCTTGTGGATGACGCAGGGAGGTTTTTCCCCAGCGTCCCGTATGCTTTGGGTCATGGCACTATAGAGGTTCAATGCCTGCACATTCTTAGCCTCTATATGGAAAGGGAAATCACTCACCACATCGGGAGACTCTGAACCCCCGGAGAATTGTTGTCCTCTCCGAGAGCCAGGGAATCCGTTTTCCGATAGGTAGCGGGCAAGTTCGCGCTCATACCTGGCACCTTTAGCTCGACTATTTATCTTCCCCATCACAGCAATCCACTTCTGTTGTTATTACTACATCGGGGTTGCTGACTGAATTTAAGTCTTCACCCTCTATAAGGGCTAACATCTGTTCAAGGACCGCCATCCCTACTACCACCGCACCTGTGAAGTTTGAGTTATCGATATGTTGTTTTGTGAACTCGATACCCTTCTTCATTCTTTCTATTTTCTCAGCTTTATTCATGCTACTTCCTTTCCTTCCGCATCCCACTTCAACGCCATAGCGAAGTCATTGAGGTCCACGGTTCTTTTGTTCGCTATATACTTTGTTTCAATGGCATACTTCTCCACAATCTTGTAGACGAAATGCCTTCCGACATTGAACTTCTTAGCCACCTCCTGCATCGAGAGGCGGTGCCAATCATTCGTAAGATCAAGAGTCTTTAACTCATCCGCATACCCAGGCCACACATCGGTATCAAGGCACTCCTTCCACATTCTGCACGCCCGACGCATTGGTTCCATTTGACGGGCAATGTCGTAAGCGGAAAGAGTGTAACAGGCGTTTGCGTATGGTGGGGTCTTCTCAACCGCCACAAAGATAAAGGTCTTTGGGTTGTACCCCATGCGCTTTAACCCCTCAAGATACCAGCACGCCTGGAAGTCATAGCCAAACTTTCGAACAGAACGAGCAAATCCTTTTTCACTCGCATCCTGCGTCGATTTTAAATCAATCACCACCTCCGCGCCGGGTACATATATATCGGGCCTTACCTTGCAGTCCGCACCTTCGAAGTCAAAATAACCTGTTCCCTCGATGATCGTATCCAAGTCCGACATATAGTCCTTAAGGATAGGATTATCCAGGGCGGCTCCCGCCATCTCCATACAGGTGTTAAAGTCCGAAGGGTTCAGCCACTGCTTGTTGGCATACTCGTTTTCCATCTCCTTAAACGCTTCCTTGTATGCGTTAGTTCTCGGACCATACCCGTCAATCTCCGCAGGTTTCTCCCCAAATTCCTCATCAAGCTTCATCGGTTCCAATACCGCAGTATGGAAACATCCGCCCATGATTAAAGCAGGGGTGCTGGGGTTCGGGTTAAGCATTTGTTGCCTCACATGAGCGGGGGAAGTCGAGAGCAGGGACGATGCCCTGCTTCTCGATAACTCCTCACTGCTGTGATACAAATCGTTGTTTATATCAGTCCTCAGCATTTGTAACATCCTCTTTTCTAATTACAACGGGAAGATTTGTTCTCTGCATCTCCTTGCCGTTATTGATTTTAGTGGTTACACCTGGGCTGCTTTTAAGTTCCAAATCAGGACACGCATGATGCACCCTTCTTGGATCTCCACCATCTTTCAGGTAACTATGTACGAAATGAGAGATATGAATCATACCCCCTATGCTCTGCTTTGCCTTCTTAAACCTATAAATGGAGGGTAATGTATGTACTTCGATTTCCATCAGAAAGGATCTTCCTCCTTCCCGGCATTATCCTCCGCCACAGGCTCGTTCTCTGCAAAGGGGTCTTCACCACGATACAGAGCAGACAAATCCACCTTAGTGTTTAAGACCGCTTCCCTCTGCTCATCAGTCATCTTCTTGTGAGGTTTTGGGGTCATCGCGTACCGAGTTTCAATACCTTCACCATTTTTAATAATGGCAATGTCATACTTGCGTGGGTCACCCCACTCTTCATCATCGATGTAGGTTACTAACTCATCCTTGAGGCCGCGCTGTGTGATTTCAAGGATCTGCACGCACTCTTCCGCATAGTTATACACCTTAATCGCGAAGAACTCTTTTGGCTTTTCATCACCAAAATCCTGCGGTGCTTTCTCACTTACCTTCCAGCGGAAAGGTTTGCGATTACCTTCTTTATCTTCGCCCCATCCAACCATACCGGTTATAAAGCCACCGTCTTCCACGGTGCCGACGATGCGAAACTTGTTCTCGCCCTGGTTAAACTTCATGTAGCGACTGCCTTTACTTCCGCCCGTACTTGGCGCTCGTTCTATATTATCTAGGAATCCCATATTTATTATATGTTATTGCGTGTTGACACGCATTGTAGTTTTATGTAGTGGTCAAAGAACTATGAAAGAAAACGCATCAAAACCCTTGTCTCTACGCCTTTCCCCCACGGTTCGAAAGACCGTGAAAAAATTGTCCGATGATTCGGGCCTTATGCAGGCCCAATTGTTTGACCTAATTCTTCGCGCTGGCTGTGCCGCGATTGAGAAGAATGGAGGGAAGTTTCAAATCCCTCTGAAGTTTGAGGTAAAAGAGTCTTAAGCTCGTCTATTAAATCCCCTATCTTTATAGCGCTAGGCGCTATTGCATGGATCGAAACTTCGTCCCCGCCGTTATGCTCAATTCGTATGCCATTCAATTCTATTGTAGTCATTTGTAGTCTACTTTTCACTAGTTTCCTTTTGGTTATTAGTTATTGATCCTTACCTCACCTGCTTGCCACAACGCTAGGCATACCGACATATACCTTTGCAGTCATCTCCACT